ATAAATTAGAAAACCCTAAGCGTTATGATTGGATTAAAGCGGGTCCACCAAAAACTATTATTGATATTAAAGGACACGAAGGTGCTCATGCTTATGCAATGACTAAATCCACTGCTAAGAAATTAATCAAAGAAATAGAACTAAAGGGTATTAGAAGTGCGGTTGATAATGACTATTTTATTTTAGGGCAACGCCGAACTGAAATACCTTTGGCGATTATGTCACCTACGCCTGCAATGGGATGGCTTAGAGAATCAACTATTTGGGGAAAATCAGCTGCTAGGAACTACGATTTCATACCTTCTTTTCATAAAAATTATAAATAAACACATATGAGTTTGTAAAAACACAGGACAATTAGTATGGCCAAGCCAGACAGTAAAAAGAAAAAAATCAAAGGCTTTAAAGAATTTGACGGTAGTAAGTATATTAATACGGAACCCGTGCTTGATGAAGCTAAAGCGGGAACTGTAGTTATTGCGTGGGGTCGTATGAATCCTATGACTGCAGGTCACGAAATGCTAGTCAAAAAAGTTATTGATGTGGCCAAGACCGAAAAAGGTACTCCACAAATTTACTTATCACATAGCCAAGGAGCAAAAACTAAAACCGGCAAAGGTTCAGTTAATAAAGATCCATTAGCATATGATGATAAAATTAAATTTGCTCAAAAAGCTTTTGGTCCTATTGTTAAGAAATCTCCAGCAAAAACTATCATGCAATTATTTAAAATTCTTGACAAGCAGTTTGATAGAGTTGTATTGGTAGTTGGATCTGATAGAGTCAAAGAGTTTACCAACAGATTAAATATGTACAATGGAAAAGAATATAAATTTAGTGAAATTAAAATTGTGTCAGCTGGTCAAAGAGATGAAGATGCTGATGATGTATCAGGAATTTCAGGTACTAAAATGCGCGAATACGCTAAGACAGACATGAAAAAATTTACTGCAAACTTACCGAAAAAATTAAAAGGTGACGCCGAGAAAATTGCAGCGTTAGTAAATAAAGGCACTCAAATGACAGAAGAATCAAACCTAGATGAAGCTTTAACACGTCAACAAAGACGCAAAAGAGGTCTGGCGATGAAAAAAGCTAGATTTAAAATTGCCCGTGGTAGAGAAAAGGCTAAGAGAAAAACAGCTTCGATGGAGGTTCTTAAAAAGAGAGCTCGTAAGGCAGCTATTAATATTCTTAAAACAAAGTTTTCAAAAGCAAGAAGATATGCTGATATGTCGGCAGGTGAAAAAGAAGTAATTGATAAGCGCATTGAAAAGGTCAGTAAACAAAGACTTGATGCTATTGCGAAAAAGCTTTTACCAAAAGTAAAAACCGCAGAAAGAGAGCGTCGTATGAATCTTATGAAGGGTGGTTCTTCAACGAACGAAGAAATCAACGAAGGAATGTGGGGCCAACGCATCAGTAAAAAGCCGCATATGTTAATGGATAAAAATAACAAAGTTAAATTCGATAAACGCTTTAAGATGTATAAACCAAAAATGCAAGAAGATTTTAGCTTAAACGATATTTCAGATTTAGCAAGCTCAACAGAAGAGTTTATTGCAGAGGATACCGACATGATTAAATTTAATCAGTTTATTGATGAAGCCGCAACGCCTCAAATGAAAAAGGCAGCTGCAAGTATCGAAGCATATGCAAAGAAAAGCGGTGGCATTGATAAAGCAGACTTTATGAAAGCAGCAAAGATGCTATCATCTGGTAACGCGGGTTCAAACTTCATTAAGTTTGTAGACGATCTTGATACAGAACCACGCGAATGGTTAATCACTAATCTTGCTAAGACTATGGGTAAACAAACAGTTGAAAAAATGTTTAAAGTTAAAATCCGTGAAGAAGTTGAGCTTGATGAAACTTTATCACCATCTGAAAAGAAACTTGTCAATCAAATGTATGACAAGAAGGGTAACCTTACTGCAATTGGTAAAAAGGTTATGAACCACGGTAAAAAGCCTGGCGATAAAGGTTACGTAGAAAGCATTGAAGAAAAAAATGGCTTATGGGCAAACATCCATGCTAAAAGAGCTCGCGGCGAAAAGATGCGTAAAAAAGGTGAAAAGGGTGCACCTACACCTGAAGCAATGAAAGCTGCGCAGGAATCGTTTGATGAAGCTTATAAGATTACTAAAATCTATAACAAAGTTACTAAAAAGGATATTGCTGCAAAACGAAGCACAGCAACATATGCAGTACATTCTCACGACCGCAAATACTTTAAAGAGTTTCCAAATCAAAAAGATGCAGAAAAACATTTGAAATCTTTAGGTAAAAAGGAAGACATTGACGATATTGTGTCTAACCTTGATATGGTAAACGAAGTTTGTGGTGCAGGCGAGCAAGGTACCCCTCAGCTAACTAAAAAATATAAAAAAGACACACCGATGGAAAGCATTCCACCTGAAGTTGTAGGTGCTGCATTGGCAGCTCCAATGGTAGCTCAGGGTGCGAAGGCAGCTGCAAAGGGTGCGTACAAACTTGGTAAAAAGCTTTTATCTAAAAAGAAAACAAAAAAATGATATCTTTTAGTAAATACATTTCCGAAGGTGTTAAGCTTAAGTATATCCGTGATAAAAATATGGGTGTACTTAAGATGTGGAATAAAGGCGATAAGAAGTGGGTTGAATTACGCGGTAAACCAAACTTTGAAATTACCTTTGATCCTAAAGATCCATTACATAAAGCTATCAAAGATCTCGGTAAAGCAACTAATATATCAGATTTTGTAAATGGTGAAGAAGTAAGTATTAATCCAAATCATCCAGACGGTAAAAAAGCATTGCAGACTATTAAAAGGTTAATGAAATGAAATCGTTTAAACAATTTTGCGAAGGTTCAGAAACATCAGAAACATGGGAAGCTGGTTATAAGCGACGTGTTGTGAAAACCACGAAGCCTGAGCATAAAGATGCAGGTAAAAATTGGCGTATTAAAGGTAAAGATAGACCTGAAATTTCAATTAAATTATATAAAGAAAAGCCATCGCAGGCTGAATTTAATAAACAAATGAAAAGGGTAGCGGGGCACGAGTTCGGTGGATAAATTTAGTAAATACAGAAAAAATCAAATCGATGCAATTTGTGAAGAGTGTAATCTATACGACGACTTGGTTGTAGAGGCTGCTGAACACGAGGGCAAAAAGGTTAAACTAAACGATCCTATCCGCACCTCTGAAAATCCAAATAAAAAGTTTAAAGTTTATGTCAAAGGACCAAACGGAAACGTAGTTGTTGTTCGCTTTGGCGATCCCAATATGAGCATTAAAAGAGACGATCCGGAGCGTAGAAAAAGCTTTAGAGCTAGACATGGTTGTGATAACCCAGGTCCTAAATGGAAAGCTAAGTATTGGTCATGTTACCAGTGGCGCGCCGGCGCTAAGGTAGACAGTTAAATAAATAAAAGAAAAAAGGCAATCTCATGCAAAATTTTAAAAACTATGTAACCGATTTATATATTATAGAATATGCTGAATCGCAAGATATAGATATTAACGAGCTTACTGAAGAAGAGCTTAATGAGTTAATTGGTAAAGCTATCGGCGGTGCATTTAAAATAGGTGCTAAATCTGTTGTAGGTGCAGCTCGGTTAGCTAAAAAAGGTGCTAACAGAATGTCTGCTTCAGGTAGAGCAGATGCTGCTGAAAAGAAAGCTAATGCTTTAGAAAAAAAGCAAAAAGATAGAGAACGGATTGCTAAAGCTAAAGAAAGAGTAAGAGATGCCAAAAAGGCGTTGAGAACAAATTCACAAACATCTACTGCTTAACATATAAATAGAATTACAAAACCCAAACAAGGAGATAAAAACAAATGGCACTTTGGGGAAAAACCGACACATTAGCAGATGTTCCAAAATGGTTGGAAGACGACGCTAATAATACAAACAAATCAAATGATCGCGACAACGCGGTGTTTGTTGACCTTACAGAAGCTGGAATTGCAGCTAACCGTGCAAAAGGTTTGACAGGTCCGGGCTGGTGGTTGTACCACACATCAAATGGCCGTCATTATGCAGAATGCTTAGTACCAATGAAAGTATCCGCTGCTGATGCAGGCGACTTAGGTATCACAGGCGATACGGCTGTTGAAGACTTAATTGTAGCTGATACTTAATACAAATTAATTTATTATGAAATTGACAGAATCAACCTTTCTTATATATGCAGCGAAAAGTTATGAAAACCCTCAATGTTCAGATGTTTCTGAATTTGAAGAAGATTTAAAACGTTTTCAGTATTTGCGTAAACTTTTTGGAAGATACAGACAAGACGATGATTTAAAAGAGAGGTTGATTCTAAACCACTTGATAATTATATACAATGTTTTTGGACCTGAAGCTACCGATATGCTGTTTATGAAATTGCACGAATACCACGAGTTTTTAAAACCATTTGTAGAGTATTTAAACTTTATGCCACAAATGATTCAATATGGTGATGTGGTTTTAAATAAAGATAATATCGTTTCAGACAAAGTTATAGAAGAAAAACTTAAAGGAATTTGACCTATGGTCGTTGATCTATTTTTAGTATATCAATTTGTCAGAAGATTAGCAACACCATTTAATAAATGGGAAGCTTATGAACAAGGTATAATTGATGATAAAGGCAATATCCTTATAAAGAAAAAAGACCGAGATGCCAAACAAAGAAAGGCGTTTGGTGTCTTTGATATTATGGTTGCTAATATGAAGAAGTTACTTGCTAAGGTACCAGGAGGTAGTTCTAGACTAGCGTCATATGCTGCAGCTCTTTACTTAATTAGAGAACATAAAGCTTTTACAGATGATTCTGAATTAGAAACATTAACTGAAGAACAGATTAATGAAAGCATAGATTTATTTTGTATTGGTTATAACCATTATACCACACTTTCAGAAGATGTCAAGGGTTTTTTTGACGAATCGTTAAATGAAGCCCGTAAAGTACAACCTCCCAGATGGAAAAAGGCTGGACCAAATGGTGAGAAAGAAATTACTTTCCCAACTGGTCGCCGTTTCAAAATCGAAAAACAACTTGACCAAGACGAACGCCATAAAGGTGAATGGAAAGTTATGGAATGGGATAAACGCTCACGTGATTGGGAATGGCACGAAACATTTAGCCCACAATGGTATGCGAAAGAGAAAGTAATGGAAATGGGTAAATATGACTCCAAAGGTAAAAAGGTTGTTGAGTCGGCTACTAATATGCGCGCTTTAAAACTTATCAATAAAATTAAAAAGTCTGGTGTTGTTAAATCCGGATCAATGTCAAATAAGGTTGATACAAAACCAGAAATCGAAGAAGATGCTCCAGCAAATAACGTAAGCGGTGGTAACATTGCAGGTATGGATGGCGGTCATATGTCAAAAGCCGGTCAAAAGAAATGGACATCAGGTAATAAATCAGACAAGAAAAAAAGATTAAGAGATATTATGGGAGTACCTAAACAATGATTACATTAGAACAATTTACTGCAATGATTCCAAAGAATAAAAATCCTGAAGCGTGGTATGACGCTGCGGTGCCTGCATTTGAAAAATACGATATTACTACAACAAATCGAATCGCAGGGTTTATGGCACAATGTGCTCACGAGTCATTAGACTTTACTAGGCTTGAAGAAAATTTAAATTATAGCGAAAAAGCGCTCAACTCAGTCTTTGGCCGTTATTTCGGAAAGGGCAAAAGAGATGCTAAAGAATATGCTAGAAATCCTGAAAAAATTGCAAACTACGTTTATCAAGATGAATTCAGAAGTAAACGAGGCGCAATGGGAAATGTGGAAGATGGCGATGGTTGGAGATTCCGCGGCAGGGGTATTAAGCAGCTCACTGGCCGTAATAATTATACAGCATTCGGCAAGACTGTAGGTATGACTGCTGAAGAAGCAGCAGACTATGTTGCAACCGAACGAGGAGCTCTCGAGTCAGCTTGTTGGTTCTGGGCAACAAACAAACTTGACAAATGGGCCGACAATGGTGACATCAAAGGATTAACCAAAAAGATTAATGGTGGTACTATTGGACTTGAAGATCGTACACGTCGTTGGGAAGAAGCGTTAGCTATTCTTGGTGGAGAAATCCCAACACCTAAAAAGGAAGCTACATCAACAGGAAGTCGTACATTACGTAAAGGTATGAAAGGCGACGATGTTGCTGCAATGCAGAAAGCTTTAGGTATTACTGCAGATGGAGACTTTGGTTTCGGTACGCTAACATCAGTTAAAAAATGGCAAAAACTTAATGGCCTAGTTGCTGACGGTATCGTTGGTCCTGCAACCCAAGCCAAAATGTTTAAATAATATAAATAGACTATACAAACCCAATAGGAGATAAAAAAATGTCTTTAGAAAAAATCGCACAATTGGCTCTCGAAAATAAGCCATTAGAAATGAAAGAAGCGTTCGAAGAAGAAATGCAATTGCGCATCCAAGCTGCTTTAGAAGAAAAGTATAAAAAAGCTATGAAAGCTGAAGCGGATGACGAAGATGAAGATGACGACGAGGACGACGAAGACGAGGATGATGACGAAGACGAAGATGAGGATAAAAAATAATTAGCTATGGCTAAATTATATCTTTTAGTCATTGTACTAGGTATCGTTGGTGGTGTAGGGTATGGGGCTAAAAATTATTATGAATGGTCCCAGGCGACTATTACCACTCTTCGTGAAAATAACGTTAAATTAGTATCTGCAACTGAAACTCTGCAAAATACAGTAGACACAATGGTTGCAGATGCTAAACGTAACGAAGAGCTCAATCAAAACCTTACCAAACAATTAGCCGAATCACGCGAGTATCTTAATACTTTGCGGAACAAATTCGCGCGCATTGATTTAACTATGGAAGCCTTACAGGATCCTGATAACTTAGAGGAAAGGGTACAGCGTGCAGTTGATAGACTTATCCAAGACATCGCTGAAGATACTACTGCTCCTGGTGACGAGTCTAGCACTGACAGCGTGCGGACTGAGGACACCGGAACCGACAGTAGTAGTTCAGACTGAATATCAAAAACAAAATATTCCAATTCAAGCTAGACCTCCTAAGGTAGAGTTTCCACCTGTTGAGTGGAGCGTTATTACTGAAGAAAATATTGATGAAAAAATGGAAGAACTTAAAGGTCAAACTGGTAACTTTGTAGTTTTTGCTGTTGGTCCTAAAGGATACGAAAATCTTGCTATTGGTATCGGTGAGCTGCGTCGTTATATTAATGAACAAAAAGCAATAATTCTTTACTATGAGGAAGCTTTAAAAGAATAAATATTGACAATACTATAGTTTTGTGATACATACAAAGGGAGCATAGTTTGTTTCCTTTTTTTTATTTAATCATAAAAAAGGCTGGGGACATTGGCAGGATCTAATTGGGAAACAGATATCGCCCTAATAAAATCGGATATCAAACAAATACAAAAATTCTTTAACAGAGTTGAAGATTCTATGGACATGATGGCAGAACTGTCTAAAAACGTTGCTGTTCAAAATGAAGTGCTAGATAACACTAAAGATAAATTAGAAGTCGTAGAAAAACTTTGCGAAGAAACGAAAAAAACTGACGAATTGAGAATGAATGTTCTTTCAGATCGGCTTGAAGAGTATAGACGATCTTCAAGAGATGATCATCAACGTTTAGCAGATCATAACGCTGATAAACGAACCGCTAATGTAAAAGAAATATTAGACAGAATTGACCGCATGGAAACAGCTGTACATCAAAGAATTAACGACCAACAAAAAAAGATTAATCATCTTGAGAACTGGCGTTATTATATGATGGGTATTGGTTTTGTAATTATATTATTGGTGGCAAGAATTAACTGGCCTTCACTTTTCGGTTGACATTATAACACTTAGGTGTTATTATAATCTTATAATCAATGTGGAACTTTATATATTATGGTAGATTTTGTAGACATTCAATATGCGCAGATGTTATCCGGGCGACTTGATAACTTCAAGATACGCAATACGAATCCGTATAAAATTAATTTTCGGTGTCCTATTTGTGGTGATTCGCAAAAGAGCCGATCTAAGGCCCGTGGATGGCTGTTAGAACGTGACAATAAGTTTTCCTATTATTGTCATAATTGCGGTGCTTCTCAGGGCTTCTCTTACTTTCTAAAGGGGCAAGACCAACAATTATATAATGATTATATTGCAGATAAGTTTGTTGGTAAAGCTAATAATACTATCAAGTCAACCACTGATGATAATCAATTTAAGACTAAGTCGCCAACCTTTAATCAGAAAAACCCACTATTAAAAATTAAAAAAGTAAGTCAGCTTAAACACGACCATCCTATTAAAAGGTATATTGAAAAGCGCAAAATACCTCCGCAACATCATTACCGTTTATATTATGCTAAGAAATTTAAAACATGGATTAATGAAATAATTCCAAATAAGTTTCCTAATGTTGGCAAAGATGAGCCTCGTTTAGTAATACCTTTTATGGATGAAAATGGAAAGTGCTTTGGTGTCTCTGCGCGTGGATTTGATCCTAACGGAATTAGATATATAACTATAATGTTTGAAGAAAGGCCAAAGATTTTTGGACTTGACAAAGTTGACTTCTCACAACCTTACTATATTGTTGAAGGCGCCATAGATAGTTTCTTTATTGAAAATGCTATATCTATGAATGGTGCTGAAGGTAATGGCAATTCAGCAGATGAAAATGCGATATATGTATTTGATGCAGAGCCACGCAATAAAGAAATATGTGCGCGCATGGAAAAAGTAATCAAAGCCGGTTATAAAATTTGTATATGGCCTGATAACGTTCCTGCAAAAGACATTAATGACATCTATCTAAAAGGATACGATCCAGAAAAAATGATAGAAGAAAATATTTACCAAGGTTTGGTAGCAGAATTGAAACTTAGCGCCTGGCGCAAATCATAAGGAAATTAAAAAATGAAAATTAAATTGATTGGTTATACTCAACCTGTTGCCGGTGAGTTTATTGGTTTAGACGATGTACAAGACTTGATTGCATATTGTGCGCGCGTTTCAAACCCAACAAATCAGTTAAACCAAGAAACAGCGCCTAAGCTGTTAGCTTACCTTGCTAAGCATGCTCATTGGTCTCCATTTGAAATGGCTAATGCTACCATGGAAATTGAAACAACACGAGACATTGCACGTCAAATGCTGCGCCACCGTTCATTTGCATTCCAAGAGTTTAGCCAACGATATGCAGATCCTGCTCTTATGGGTAAACAATTTGTGTTGCGTGAAGCACGACTACAGGATACTAAAAATCGCCAAAACAGTATTGACACCGATGACGAACGTTTGCAAATGATGTGGGATTCAAAACAAGGCGAAGTTATTCGTGCCGCAGAAGACGCATACAAATGGGCTATTGAAAATGGTATTGCTAAAGAACAAGCCCGGGCGGTATTACCTGAAGGTAACACGATCAGCCGTTTGTATATGCAGGGTTCTATTCGTTCATGGATCCATTATATTGAACTGCGCTCAGCCAATGGTACACAAAAGGAACATATGGATATTGCAATTGAATGTGCAAAAGCTATTTCAAAAATATTTCCAGCAACTGAACAATTTATTAAAAACTAATAGATAAATATAACTCTAGCCGAAAAATAGACGAAGGAAATAACATGATTCAAGTCACTAAAAGAGATGGCACTAAAGAAATTTTAGACGTAGAAAAACTCCACAAAGTTGTTTTCCATGCGTGCGATAATATTACTGGTGTAAGCCCGAGCGAAGTTGAAATTAAAAGTCAAATTCAATTTTTTAATGGTATTACAACAAAAGAAATCCAAGAAACTTTAATTAAAGCCGCCTCTGACTTGATTGATGATGAAAATCCTAATTACCAATATGTTGGTGGTAGACTGATTAACTACGGCCTTCGTAAAGAAGTTTATAACGGTTATGAGCCTTGCTCTGTAAAAGAATTAGTTGAACGTAATATTGAATTAGGTTTTTACGATCCTGAACTCATTACATATTATAACGATGATGAGTGGGATAAAATTAATAGTTTTGTAAAGCATGCTCGCGATGAAGACTTGACGTATGTTGCTATGGAACAACTTCGTGGTAAATACCTTTGCCAAAATCGCGTTACCGGTGAGATTTTTGAAACACCTCAAATGTGTTATATTTTGATTGCTGCCGTATTATTTAATTCATATCCAAAAGAAACTCGGATGCAATATGTAAAGGACTATTATGACGCCATTTCTCTACACGATATTAGCTTGCCTACTCCTGTTATGGCAGGTGTTCGTACTCCGCAAAGACAATTCTCTTCTTGCGTCCTTATCGAAACCGGCGATAGTCTCGATAGCATTAATGCTACTAGTTCATCTATTGTTAAATACGTTTCCCAAAAAGCAGGAATCGGAATTGGTGGAGGGAGCATCCGAGCTATTGGTACCCCCATTCGTAAAGGTGACGCCTATCATACAGGAATAATTCCGTTTTATAAGATGTTCCAGGCTGCGACTAAATCTTGTTCTCAAGGTGGTGTTCGTGGTGGTGCGGCTACGATCTATTATCCTATTTGGCACTATGAGGTCGAGGATCTTCTTGTATTGAAAAATAATAAAGGTACAGAAGACAATCGTGTTCGTCATATGGATTATGGTGTTCAATTCAACAAATTGATGTATGAGCGCCTAATTACCGGTGGTAATATTACTTTGTTTTCACCGAGTGATGTGCCTGGTTTATATGACGCCTTTTATGCAGATCAGGATAAATTCCGTGAGCTATATGAAACAGCAGAACGAAATACTCGTCTGCGTAAAAAGACAATTTCAGCATCTCAGCTATTCAGTTCTTTTATGGAAGAGCGTAAAAACACGGGTCGTATCTATTTGCAAAACGTTGATAACGCAAACGACCATGGATCGTTTTTACCAGAGGTTGCACCGATTCGTCAATCAAATCTTTGTGCTGAAATTGATTTACCAACTAAACCGCTAAACGACGTAAATGATCCTGAAGGTGAAATCAGTCTTTGTACTTTGTCTGCTATTAACTGGGGTAACGTAAAAACACCGGCCGACTTTGAAAAAGCATGCACCCTCGCTGTTCGTGGTTTAGATGCTTTGTTATCATATCAGAATTATCCTATCCTAGCTGCTCAGCTTTCTACAGAAAAACGTCGTCCTATTGGAGTTGGTATTATTAACTTTGCCTATTGGATGGCTAAGCACGATTTATCGTACCAAGACATTACAACAGAAGGTCTTGGTCTTATTGATGAATACGCTGAAGCTTGGTCCTATTACCTCATTAAAGCTTCAGCTGATTTGGCTGTAGAACAGGGTGCTATTCCAGTTTCAGGTCTAATGGAAACTAAATATGGTCATGGCATTACTCCAAACCAGACATACAAAAAAGATCTTAATGAATTGGTTAAGCATCAAGAGCGTATGGATTGGAAAGGTCTTCGTAAGCAGTTGAAAGAAACTGGTATTCGCAACTCTACACTAATGGCCCTTATGCCATCAGAGACGAGTGCCCAGGTTGCCAACGCCACAAACGGCATAGAACCACCTCGTTCTTTAATCTCAGTCAAGCAATCTAAGCATGGCGTGTTGAAGCAGGTTGTACCAGAGTTTCGCAGATTGAAAAACAAATACGATTTATTGTGGGATCAAAAGTCTCCCGAAGGATATCTGAAAATTATGGCTGTTCTACAGAAATATATTGACCAAGGTATTTCAGTAAACACAAGTTATAATCCAATATTCTTTGAAGATGAAAAAATTCCAATGAGCGTATTATTGCAACACTTACTTATGTTCTATAAGTACGGTGGAAAGCAATTGTATTATTTTAATACGTTCGATGGTCAAGGCGAAATTGATGTCGATAAAATGTCTGGTGATGATGAACTCGCACAAGGCGAAATTGACGACGATTCCTGTGAAAGTTGCACAATTTAATGTTGACAAATGGGCCTGATCCTATTATAATCTAAACATATCACACAAAGAGGAAAATTTAAATGAGCGTTTTTGACGTAAACAACCGTGCAGACCATACTACCGTAGCATCTTTTATGGATCCAACAGGCGGCCCAACAATTCAGCGTTATGATACTTTGAAGTATAAACAGTTTGACCAACTTACAGATAAGCAACTTGGTTTCTTTTGGCGTCCAGAGGAAGTTGATATTTACCAAGATGCAAAAGACTTTAAAGCTCTTACTGAGCATGAACAACATATTTTTACCTCTAACTTGAAGCGACAAATTTTGCTCGACTCTGTTCAAGGCCGCGCACCTGCAGAAAGCTTTGGCTCAATTGTATCCTTGCCTGAGCTTGAAAACTGGATTATTACGTGGACGTTTTCTGAAACAATCCATAGCCGTTCGTATACTCATATCATTCGTAACATCTATTCAAATCCATCTAAGATCTTTGATGAAATGATGGACATTGAAGAAATCGTAAATTGCGCTGACGCTATTTCAGGTTATTACGATAAGCTTATTGAAATGGCGGGCTATTACAATTTACTTGGCGAAGGACGACACGCCGTCAACGGAGACATTGTTGTAGTAGATAAATATGAGATGAAGAAACAGTTATACCTTGCATTAATGAGCGTTAACATTTTAGAAGGCGTTCGTTTTTATGTTTCATTTGCTTGCTCTTGGGCTTTTGCTGAGCTTAAAAAGATGGAAGGTAACGCTAAAATTATTAAACTTATTGCACGTGATGAAAACCTACACCTTGCTTCTACTCAAATGATGCTCAAACTCCTTCGTAAAGAGGATCCAGACTTTGAACAAATCGCCAAGGAAACTGAAGAAGAATGTATACAAATGTTTGTTGATGCTGTAAACCAGGAAAAAGAATGGGCTGAATATCTGTTTAAAGATGGCTCAATGATTGGTCTGAATACTGAATTACTTTCTCAGTATATCGAGTGGATCTGTACTCGACGCATGACAAATGTAAAACTTAAATCACCGTACAATATTAAAAATAACCCTCTTCCTTGGACTCAAAAATGGATTTCAGGTGCTGACGTACAGGTTGCTCCGCAGGAAACTGAAATCACTTCCTACATTCAAGGCGGTACAAAACAAGATGTATCCAGTGATACATTTAAAGGATTTAGTTTGTGATATATGAACACCATTTTGATAAAGTAATCAAAGAGTTTAAAAAAGATGGTCGGTACAGAGTATTCAATGATATTATTAGAGAGCGCGGAAACTTTCCAAAAGCAATTTGGTATGGAAAATACGCTCCAAAAAATATAGTTAATTGGTGCTCTAACGACTATCTTGGTATGGGCCAAAATCAATATGTAATTGATGCGATGCATACAGCGCTTGACCAAACAGGTGCAGGTTCCGGCGGTACTCGTAATATTGGCGGAACCTCACAATACCATGTTACATTAGAAAGAGAATTAGCATCGTTACATCAAAGAGAATCGGCATTACTATTTAGTAGTGCCTATGTAGCAAATGAATGGTCTATTATTGCTTTATCGCGTATCATTCCAAACATATGTTTTGTTTCAGATAATAAAAACCACGCATCACTGATTATGGGTGTTAAACATAGTCGTGCAGATAAAATTATTTTTAAACACAATGATATGGAAGATTTAGAAAATTGTTTGAAAAAAGCAGTGAAAGCTAAACAGACGCCGTGTATTTTATTTGAGTCTGTTTATTCTATGGATGGTGATATAGCTCCTATTAAAGATATAGTCGAACTCGCAAAGAAATATAGCGCTATTACATATATAGACGAAGTGCACGCCGTGGGCTTGTATGGGCCTACAGGCGCGGGCTATTGTGAGCACCTTAATTTATATTCTGATGATATTGATATTATTAATGGTACACTTGGTAAAGCATTTGGTGTACAAGGTGGATATATCAGTGGAAATCAGAAAATAATTGACGCTATTAGATCTGTTGCAAGTGGATTTATTTTTACAACTTCAATATCACCAGTAATGTGTGCAGGCGCTATTGCATCAATTAAATATTTAAAAGATCATGATTGGCTTCGCCGCGAGCATCAGAAAAAAGCTAATCAGCTTAAACATATGCTTAATCACGCTGAAATCAAAGTACACGAAAACGCTTGTACACATATTATTCCCGTAATGATTAACGACGCGTTTAAATGTAAAACCGCAAGCGATAAGCTACTAAACGATTATGGAATTTATATTCAGCCGATAAATAGTCCGACGGTTGAGTCAGGTACTGAAAGATTACGAATAGCTCCAACCCCTTATCATACAGATACCATGATGGTTGAGCTAGTGAGTGCTTTAAAGAATGTATTATTTAAGTAATGTGTGGAGTTTAGGATTATGAAAGTAACAATGTGTGATCCTCCTAGTGGTTGGAAGTATGGATTTCCTAAACCGTTGCCAGCAGACTTAGGCGAAAATGAGAGTATCTTTCCTTGGTTGTTGAGCGAAGGTTATCCGCAGAAAGAGATTGACAACTGCGGCAAACACTTTTATTGTAGATATTGGGAACAGGAAGAAGAATGAATCAATTAGAATCAGCATTCTTTGGAAAAAGAATCTGGGAAAAGGATAGTAAAATGAGTAAATTAAAAAAGGCGTTTTGGTTTTGTCTAGGAATTATATTAGTAGGTGTAGCATATATCGGCGTGCTATTACCTGGTCTACCTTGGTCGACACCAATTCTTGGCGCAACGTTTTGTTTCGCTAAATCAAGTGACAGACTACATAATTGGATTATGAACCATCCGCGGTTTGGTCCATTCGTTAAAAACTGGTCAAAGTACAGAGTATATCCAACCGCAGCCAAATGGTTAATGGTTGCAGTTATGTCGACATCTTTAGCATTTATGTATTTTGGTACGGGTAATGAAAAGGCAACATTATATTTGTTTATTACGTTTGCGTTGATTGTTACATGGGCATGGCGTTATCCAGGTTCACAAGAGATTGCTGAAAAACGTATTGCCGATGGTAAAAAGATTGGTTGGCTAAAGTAAATAAATAAACTTATATAATATGAATATGATGAAAGGTATATTATGGCAAAACGTATTCTAATTACTGGTGGCGGTGGTTTTATTGCTCACCATTTAATTAATCAGGTACTCATCCGAACAGACTGGGAAATTGTAACGCTTGATCGTTTAGATTATAGCGGTAATCTTAATCGCTTACACGATTTGCTTCAAGAACGAACTCCAACTGAACGAAAACGAGTACGGACAATCTTTCACGATTTAAAAGCTGAAATCAACCCAATGCTTGAAGCAGACATTGGGCCTGTTGATATTATCGCGCACCTTGCCGCGGGTTCTCACGTGGATCGTTCTATCGAGCGACCAATGGAATTTGTAATGGACAATGTTGTTGGTACGGCTAACCTTTTAGATTATGGTCGTAGACAGGATAACCTAGAACGTTTCTTATACTTTTCAACAGACGAAGTCTTTGGCCCTGCGCCTGAAGGTGTTAAGTATGATGAGTACGATCGTTATAATTGTACCAATCCTTACTCAGCATCTAAAGCTGGTGCTGAGGAATTGGCTGTTGCATACCAAAATACTTATAATATGCCAATCTATATTACGCATACTATGAATGTATTTGGTCAACGCCAACACCCAGAAAAGTTTATTCCTAT